GGTAAAATCATACTGTCGTCGCACTTTTGTAGATTACTTTAGTGATATAAAGGTTGAAATTTTTGATGGTGGATTTAGAGAAATCTTATTAAAAGAAACTCCCGTTGTAAATGTGTCTTCAGTAGCATATAGTTCAGATTACGGTAAAACTTATACAAGTTTAGTAAAGTTTACTGATTGGGTCGTACGAGGTGACGCAGTAATTTCTATTAATCCAAGTGGATTTCCGGAAACACTTAATGGATACAAAGTAAGTTACTTTGGCGGATTTGATCCAATTCCAGGCGACTTAAAATTAGCAGTATTAGACTTAGTTGAGTACTACTCAAGAAACAACGGGGCTGTACACAGTAGTCGCGATTTAAACCCTAACACTACGCAAATTAATTACGTTGCATCAACTAACTTACCCGCTACAATTAAGCGTGTTTTAGATCAATACGTGGCGGACTTTACATAATGGCAAGAAAGCTTCATTTCTCCAGATTATTAGACATGATATCTGGTAGTGCTTTAGCTGCTGCAAATACTAAGGTTCAGAAAAGTGCATTGTATAAAGACTTTGATGTTGCCAAACTAGAATCAAAAAAGTTACGTGACCTTATTGATTCTAATTTACCTACTTTTTATATTGTAGATATAGATTTAATAGTAAGAGAACTAGCCGATAATTTAGGATTTAGTAATTTCTCAGGTAACGATGACTACATAAAGTCTAGGTTTCCTAAAAAAGAAAAATTAATTAAGTTTTTGCACAATACAATTGAAACAGCCTTGCTAACTATACCGCAAAAACCTTTTTTGCCTTTTATTACTAAAGTAGAAAAAGATTTTGATAGTTTAGTAAATACTCTAGCTAAACGTTCAAGTTATATTGGGTATAGAAATGCTACAACAACTTTTCAGTTTAAGCTCAGAACACAAGGAAAAGCCTTAGGTGTTTTTATAGCGTCAGACGCAGCTTCTATTGTAGAAAATTTAGGCAAAAATGCTTATGTTGTAATAGCCCCAACTTTTAATGGTGCTGTAGAAAAAGTAAACACAGCTTTAAATAAAGCTTTGCGAGAAGCCTTTTCCAAGAGTTATGATATTGAATTAAAACCATATAGCGCTTCTTCTAGTATGCAGAATCGTTTTACTATTGGTGATTTTATTAATGCAGGACATACTGCAGCATTTGATGTAAACGATAAGCTAATAGGTATTAATATGCCTTTAGCACAAGAAAGACAATTTCTACTATCAGGCAAAGAAAAGTCTGAAGGATTAGAATTAGCAATAGCTGATTTATACTTAGACGCTAATTACGAAATAAAGTTTAAGCAAAATTTTACTGAACAAGCAGGAAAAATGCTAGATATGCAATTTTCATTTGTAGTAACAATGCCATCAGCATTTAATACAAATACTTTGCGTACACAAGAGTTAGCAAGAATTAAAGCCTACATTGGCAACACTATTTTACCGACTATTGCAGAGCAAGCAAGAAATAAATTTAAAGGCGGATTATTAGAGGATACTGGTATAAATACTGGAGCATCTCCTTCTTTATCTGAGTATATAAATGATTTACTTGTAGAAAATTTAAAAGGCAATAAGTCTCCAAAAGTTGTAAAAACTTCTACGGCTAAAGCCAAAAGTACTGTTAAAACGCATGCGTTACTAAAAACAGATGCTAAAGCTACTGCAAAAGCTAAATCTGGTGGCTTAAAAGCAAGTGCTAATAAAGCAGCTACAAATAATCAAACTACTTTAAATCTTTTTAGTTTAACAGCTTTAATAAATAGTCAACTTCAAGACGTAATAAGTGCCAATATGGGCGACGGTAGTAGTAGGAATGTTCTTAATTATAGAACAGGCAGATTTGCTAGTACCGTACAAGTAGAACGTTTAACAAGTAGTCGCGATGGTTTTATTACTGCTTTTTATTCGTATATGAAAAATCCATACGCAACATTTAGCGCTGGCGGACGTCAGTCTATACCAGCAACCAGAGATCCTAAATTATTAATCTCTAAATCAATTAGAGAAATTGCACAACAAGTAGTATCTAATAATTTAAGAGCAGTATCACTATGACAAAAAGAATTAGTATTGTAACAGCTCTAGCTGAAAAATTTAAAGTAATAGATGGAACTGCTCCATATAATTCTGACTTATTTGACAACAGTTATCCTAAGTTAAAATTCTGGGACGAAGTTCAAGACTTTCCCTGTGTATACCTTACAGCCGGCACAGAAATACGTGAGTATTTACCAGGAGACTTTACCTGGGGCTTTTTAAACATTAGCGTCAAAGTATATGTTCGCAGTGAAAACGAAGCGCAACAGCAGTTAGAGGATTTAATAAATGATCTTGAAACTGTAATAGATGCTAACCGAGTATTAGTATATGACACTACTAATAGTCTGTCAACTACTGAAATATTAATTCAGTCAATAACCACCGACGAAGGGCTTTTAGCTCCATATGGTGTCGGTGAAATAAATTTACAGGTGCGTTATGCACTCTAATTACCTAATAGTACCAATACAGATAAATGTCTAGTAAGCGTACTCCTAGGTTACTAACTACAAGGAATAGCTATGGCAGCAGTTAATTTAATTCGTAATAGTAGAGTCTTCTTTACTACTAACATTGACAGTTTCGGTCGTGTAAAAATTGGTGCATACAAAGATGTAGCAAGCCCCATGACTGCAACTAATACTTTCGAAATTCAAGTGCTGGAAGGCATGAGCTTTTCACAAAATACTTCTGTAGATACAGTTACACTAAATGAGGCAGGAGCCGCTCCTGTACGTGGTCAACGCAGTTTTAACACTGCATTAGAGCCAGTAGATTTTAGCTTTTCTACATATATTCGCCCACATAACACAGGTAGTTCAATTACTGCCGAAGAGCAGTACTTATGGAATGCTTTTGGTGGTGCCGCTAACCTTGGTGCCGCTGGTGCCGCTTGGACCTCTGCAGCATCTACTGGTACAGTAGGATTTACTAATTCTAATAAACATCAATTATTGCCTTTTGGCTTAGTTATCTTGTTTGACAATGCAGGTTACGTTATCGATAACTGCGCTTTAGATTCTGCTTCTATTGACTTTGGTATTGATGCTATTGCTGCAATTGCATGGGCCGGTAAAGGTTCCGCAATTCGCGTGGTAGATGGTGCTACAGCAGATACAGCAAGTCCAGTTGCGTTCGCAAACGTAGGTACAGCAACTAATTTTACACCAGGACTTGCTTCTAATACTGCGCTTGCCAAGAATACCGCAGCTCGTTATATTACTAACAAGTTGAGCACTTTAGTTGTTAATGACGGTATCAATGATTTTGTTAGTACTGCTGGTGGGGCCGTCACGGCCATTACAGTTGGTACTCCTGGAAGTGGCTATACCTCTGTACCTTCAGTAGCGTTTAGTGCTGCACCTGCTGGTGGAGTAACAGCTACTGGTACTGCAGTAATATCAGGCGGTGGCGTTACTGCTGTAGCAGTTACTGCTGGTGGAACTGGATATACACTTCCAACAGTAACATTCTCTCCTCCTCAACTTCCTGGCGGAACAACAGCTACAGGTACTGTAACAGTTGCTTCTGGCGTAATAACTGCTATTGTTATTACCTCCCCCGGTACTGGCTATACTACAGCTCCTACAGCTACTCTTGGTAATTTAGGTGCAGGTCTTAACGGTGTTCTTGGTGCCGTAACTATTGGTACCTCTACTATTACTGGTGTTACTATTACTGATGCAGGTTCTGGATATACGGTTGCCCCCACGATTACATTTACTGGCGGTGGTGGCTCAGGAGCTGCGGCTACTGCGACAATTGCACCTATGGCCGGCACTGTGTATACTATTGCTTTAACTGGTGGAAATATCACTTTTGCTAATAACTTAACATATTTGACACCTGCTAACTTAGGTATAGTTAACTTGCCTATTACGTACTTCACAGGTACACGCGCTATTAGCGGCACTATTAATGCATACTTAAAAACAGGTAGTCTTGAAAGTGGCGGATTGTTGTCTGATTTGTTAGCTAGTTCAGCTACAACAGTTGACCCTAAGTTTACAATTAATGTACAACTGGGCGGACCTAGTACAAATGCTACTGGTGTTGAAATTAAGTTACCTGCAGCTATGTTGCAGATTCCTACAATTAACACAGAGCAAGTTATTTCTACAACGATTAACTTTACAGCTCAAGGTTTTGCAGGTACTGGTTACGATATTACAGAGTCTAACGAAGCAACTATCGTTTACCGCGCAGCAGTTTAATTAACCGTTGCACTTTTATAGAGACTGGGTTGATCTCCAGTCTCTCTTTTTAAACTTATTATTATAAAATGACTACTCTCTCTTTAAAAACACTGCTAGTTCCTTCTAAATCAGTACAGGTAGAATATCCTGGTATGCCTGGTTTTGTTGTTGATTTGGCATTTTTATCTCGCGAAACACTTTTGTCCATTCGTAAGAAGTCTACCAAAACAGCCTTTAAAAATCGTCAAGCTACTGAAGAGTTTAATGAAGATTTATTTTTGCAACTATATGTTGAAAATGCTGTCAAAGGATGGAAAGGTTTTAAATTAAGTTATCTTGAGCAACTAGCTCCAGTAGACTTAAAAGGCCAAAAATTAGATGACGAATTAGAGTATACACCTGAAAACGCTTTGTACTTGATGAAAAATTCTAGTAACTTTGATGGTTTCATTAGTGAACAAGTTTCAGACTTGGGAAACTTTTCGACGACCAACTCCAGCAAGTAAACGCGCAGTTGGTCAGTTACATTCAGAATATGGGTCTTGGTATGTCCAAAGATCAATATTTTGAAATGTGTGAAATGCTAGGCTCAGATCCACTAGAGTCTGAGATCCCTGTGGAATTTGAAGATTTCCCAATAGAAGTACAACAAGCATTTAATGCTTATCGAATGTTACGAGATGAGTGGGATACTATGAATGGTAACTACTTAGGCAAGTCTTTGATAGGTGTAAAAGATGTTTTAGAAGCAACAGAGATTGAACCGTCAGAGCAGAAGTTTATCATCATGCTAATACGTATGATTGATAGTGTACGTTCAGACGAAATCAATAATAAGAAAAAGATGGAAAAGCCCGCTAACTAAAAATTGGCGGGCTTTTTTACGTTAAAAATTTTTTGGTTTGACAAAAGTGTGGTTGCATGTTATAATGTACTCTAGTCAAGCTATTAAAAGTTTTTAGCCACCAACCCTAAAAAGGAGTAACGATGGCATCAAATCAAGTTAATATTAATTTAAGCCTACAGGATCAATCGAACAGTATAAAGAAGCGTACTGACGATGTCAAAACCTTAAATAAAGAATTACAAAAATCACAGAATCTAGCTACTGGTACTAAATCAGGTAGTAGAGCAGCTGCAGCCAGTTACAGTGCAGCTGAAAATATAGAGTACGGACGTGCTCGTGGATCTATGGGATCTACTGGAGCAAGCGGACGAGACTTTGCAAACCAAGCACAAGGTCTTGGTGGATTAGTGCGCTTATATGCCACCTATGCCGCCAACGTGTTTGCAGTAAGCGCAGCCTTTAGTGCTTTAAGTAATGCTATGAATACTAGCACTATGGTTCGCGGATTAGATCAACTAGGTGCTGCTAGTGGTATTGCAATGGGCGGCTTAGCCAAGCAATTTGCGGCCGCAAGCGAAGGTGCGATTAGTTTACGTGAAGCTATGGAAGCTACAGCAAAAGCAACTTCTAGCGGTTTAACCAAGAAACAGTTCATGGAACTAGGAGTAGTAGCTAAAGGTGCAAGTCAAGCTTTAGGTGTTAATATGTCAGACGCAGTTAGTCGCTTAACTCGTGGTATTACAAAGCTTGAGCCAGAACTTTTGGACGAATTAGGTATCTTTACCAAAGTGGGCAAAGCCACAGAAGAATATGCTCGCAGTGTAAATAAAAGTACAGATGCTTTAACCGACTTTGAAAAACGTCAGGCATTTGCAAATGCAGTATTATTAGAAGGCCGTCAAAAGTTTGGTGAAATCGCACAAGAATCAAATCCATACGACAAGTTATTAGCAAGTCTTAAAAACGTTGCACAAGAAATCTTAAGTGTAATTAATATTGGTATTGCACCGGTAGCTAAGTTTTTAGCTGAGAACACTGCTTTAATTGGTGTAGCAATTGCAGCTACAGCAGTAAAAATATCTCAACAAGCATTACCAGCTTTAACAAGTTGGAGAGAAGGGCTGAAAATAGCAGCAGCCGATGCTAAAAAACGTGCAGAAGAAATAAACACTAGTTTTGGAGAAGCTTTCGTAGAGCGCGCACAGCAACGTGCAAAAGTA